TTTATGGGGTTAATATCCGTTTTGTGGCTCTCGTTGTGCGCACTTAGGGCGCACGCATCGAAAACGCTGTAGTTCCAGGTCGGTTTTAGCCTTTTCTTGCAGCAAGGTAAAGTAATCATCTTGCACCTTGCGTAAACGATCTGTCTGGTTGGCAAACCGCTCTTCCTTCTCTTTTAGCTGCTGTTGCAAAAACTCTACCGTCTCACGTAATACGGAAAAATCCGCGCTGCTGGCCTCTGCCTCTGCTTTGTCGGCTTCGGCTTTGGCTTTGTCTGCCTCTGATCTCTCCTTACGTTTGTTGGTATGGATATTAAGCATATACTTAATAAACTCCCAACCTCCAATGGCTGCGCCCATTGACGCTGTAATTTCCATAATGCTTGTGTAGTCCATAACTCTTACTTTTTATATAGTTCAATCACTATGTCGTTATCGCGCTGCTCAATTAAAACCACATACCGGGTTTCCAATAGATGCAACAGACCCATATCAATCACATCAGCGCGTAAAGTGATCGGGTCTTTCGGCTGTACCTCAATAATCGCCATCCCTTATTCTCTTTAGTGTTTCACGTCTAACCTTATATTTGTTTTTCAGGGCCGGGATTTCAAAGCGGCCCTTGATATAAACATATTCAAACATTCTCTTATCAATCATGCCCAGGACTTTACGCCTGGTGGCATATTCGTTGCTGTGTCTCAGCAAACCTAAATATGAGTTGATAGAGCAAACGGCGTGTCTGACTTGCCGGATCGTCTTTGCATTGTTCAAACGCAAAATGGCCGTAACGAAATTCGCTATTGTCCTGTTGCTACTATACACCCTATAGGGCTTGGTGATGGTTCCCGTAAACTCCACTCCCTTTGTATAGTGCTGAAAATAGAATTTCTTCTCATTCAGGGTTAATCCCAATTCAGCCAACTTTGCCCTGATCTTCGGTACTGCGCTTAGTAGTACGGCCTTGTCTTTGTGTATGCAGTAGAAATCATCCACATATCGACCATGGTACTTGATGCCCAATACTTCCAGATACCAATCCAATTCATTTAGCAGGAAATTGGCGAATAGTTGAGCAAACAGGTTGCCTATTGCTACGCCTTTTCCCTCACCGTTGGTAAACAGGGATTTGTTAGGTGGCAGAAAATCCCAGAAACTTGCAGGGCTGTGTCTCTCACAATTCTTTTCAGGGCTATGTGAAATAACTACATGAGCCAGGTAACGCAAATCCTCTATATCGTCGCCTTTGTAATACTCGACGATAAAGCGATCCAATTTGTCTGCCAACATCTGTTTGTCGATGCTCATAAAGAAACCCTTTAGATCAAGTTTCATAATGTAGCAGTCGGTGGTGTAGTTCTCGCTGCACTCCATGATGTCGGCCTGTAGCATCTTTGCACCGTAGAGCTGTCCTTTCTCCTTACGGCAATTAAACGTCCGTGGGCTAAAGACTAACTCAAATAGAGGCTCCAGGCGCAAAGCAATATAGTGGTGTACAATTCTGTCCTCAAATGAGGCGGCAAACACTTCTCGATAACGTGGGCGCGTAACAACGAAACAGATAGATTTTCCCGGTTGGTATGTCCGTGCATTGATGCGATCACGTAAAGCAATCAACTTGCTTTCGTAATCCATCTCATAGACAATGGCACTGGCTGTTGTCCGCTTATTCCTGCGGCAGTCATAATATGCCTCTAATATACCATCCGTTGTTATCATCTAATGCTGCGCTCTGTAAAATGCTATCTACATAATCCGTAAGAGGTGCTGACACTGCCCGAACTCGATTCGTGTTCGATGCCTTAGTGTTGTTGTTGGCGTTGCCGTTGTTGAGGTTGAGATTCCAGGCGTTCGTGGCTGAATTCTCGGTCGGCTCGCAATCTGTGGCCTATTGTCTTGTTCTTAACCGTAAATGACGGTATAGGCCCCATTTATTACGGAAATGCACTCTCGGTTTGTCTTAACTCTCCGATCCCGGCTTACTCCCTAATTTGATTAGTGAGTTTTTCCACGCTGTACTCTGTTTGCCAATTTCGTCCATCAGTTCAACGATGTGTGCGTGCCGCCCCAATCCTTTTATCCAATGTCTTTCACCTGCTATTCTGATTAGAGTTTTCAGTGTTTCAAACCTTGTCTGGAAATCGACTAAGTGCTGTATTCTCTTCGCACGATCCCGATTCATGTAAGCTGCTGCAATATCTTCCAGGATATTCATAGCCAATTCGTTCATCTTGTTACAGACTACAAACCTGTATGCCCTTGGAAAGCCTGGTGTGATATTAAGTATTTCATCAAGCAACCTACGGCAATCAAGATAGATTTTCGTGTTTGATACCAACTTTACTTTGTCTGCCATTTCCTGAGTTTCTTTGTAATGTTCCCGGCTTTCGCCGGGAACTAAAGATTAAAGTTTAACTACTAACAACTAACTAATAAATGCTGACACTGCCCGAACTCGACCCGTGTACGATGCCTTAGCGCCGATGCCGCTGCCGGCGTAGCCGTCGATGAGGTTGAGACCCCAGGCGTACGCGGCTGAAAACTCGGTCGAAGTCCAATAGGCATCTTCGACTAACTGCGTTGCACCATTAATCAGAGACAGGGCATAGTTGATCTTTGTCATGTTGGCATAGATTATCATCATTTCACCCAGAGAAGGAAGCCACCATTTGCCTGCGGTCAGTCCGTGACCGTTGGCATTGGTACGGCTGTAGTTGGCACAGAAACCAGGTGCGTATCCTGCGCCCGATGCTTCGGCATGGGCGATCTGTGCCGCCGTGTTTGTCTTACCATTCCAATCGTTCATGGCGGTCACGCGGTCTGATGTTGTCGTACCGCCACCACTGACGGCTGCACTCGACCAGGTTAATTTTGTGGCAGATTCCGTTGGGGCCACCACCAGGATTTTACCACCTTCCACTACTACAACACCGTCGGCCACCTCACCACCGCTTTGAATTGAGGCCCACTTGTGGGGCTTGACCATTAGCGGGTAGTCGTCGCTCTTACGGTGGTACATAATAAAGATACCATCCTCAATAGCGTTAACGTTCATGTTACCAAAAATGGCGGTTTTGAGGTTAGCCAGGGGAATGAGGGTCATTTGGCCGTTCACGTCCACCTTTACAAATTCCTCACCGTTTGCCACCGTCGTAGTTGATTTCGACGAGTTGGCCTTGATTTTCTTTGTCTGTTTTACCATAATTCAAAATGTTTAATGGGTTTATTTTGTTCGTAAATACTTGATCCAGGCGAAACGCTTACGATTTGCCAGGTATGCCAGATCGCTTTGGTTGGCGTAGGCTTCCCGCTCAGTCGAAATGTTCTTGTACGCCTTATCGGTATTGCGATATTGGCAAAGCCTGAAAAGGTACTCAATGCCGTATCGCCAGAAGAAAAGAGGTATAAAGAGCAATGCCCAGAGGCCAATGAAGAAATAGGCAATGACGGCCAGGATAATGCCTACACAAAGCATTTCCTTTTGTTGCTCTGCGTGTATGTGCTCATGGTTGTTTACCACCACATTGTAACGCTTTGCATCATTATTGCGCACAAAGATGAATGGCCACAAACACATTGCAATAAATCCCTTAAACGGGATCACGTTGTTAAAGATTACTTTTGTTTTCATTCCACATTGTTTTTATGCTGTCAATAAAGTTTGGCGACATACACACCTCGGCAAAGTCAATGAGTATTGCAAATTCCTCATCCGACAATTCTATTTCCCCTTCGGAATTGTATATCTTAAATGCCAGAGCGTGAAATGCTATGCCTTGACCTTTCGTATATATCTCATTGGCCAAAACATTTTTCACATTCAGTATTTCTTTTTCGTTATGCGCTATATCCTTGAATAGCGTGAACTGCTCAAAATTTACTTTCATACATTCTTTTTTTTAACCGTCCATATTAACCTTTAATACATCACCATCAACATAGACACCTCCCCATCCAACTTCTGATTTAGTAGTAGGCCACATGGCTTTTCCATTAGCCTTTAGAACTACCTTTTTATTGCTTGTAATATCAATAGTGAATGGGTAATGTAAACTGCTAACCACTCTTTCCACAATAAAGCGCGTACCATACGCACGGCAATTACTACCGTCTGCATCCAAAATGTACAATCCACTTTCTCGCAAGAATGAGCGGCCAACTTTGACGGTGGGGGTTGCCGATCCATCATAATTTACACTTGTGCCTAACCTGAATACCTCCGTAGTACCCACATAGCCAACGATAGAAGGATTTGTAGAATCTGGCACTATACGAATACTATTTGTGTTTGCTCCGTATGTTCCAACCGTGAGTGTACCCGTAATGTTACCACCCGTTGCTACGATCTGGCCTTTTACATAGGCATCACATTGGTACGTCTTACCTGTCAGCAAATCAACACAATAATTCGGGGCAAAGTCTTTTTGGGTTAACGTGATAGAACTAACCGTGCCTGAAATTCCATTTGGATTATATATCTCCAATGAATACGTGCCTGTTGCTGTAGGCTTAATATACCCGGTTCGTGTCACCTCCGATGTGCTATTAATCAACACAGGTGCGTATGTGGTGCCTGTAGATGTGTTTCGCAATCTCACATAGTAACCGCTTGAACTACCACCATAACCTTTAACCGACAAATAATAAACTTTCCCGGATTCAAGCGTTAAAGTAGTCCATGCTTTCGTACTATCTGAGGCTGTAAAAGTCTTTGCTGTTGTAGATTCATATTTCTTGTTAGTGCTGCCCAACGGGTTATTGGGATTAAACAGAGAATAAGCGAGTACACCTTGATAGGTGGCCCGGTTATTATAATCCGTTCCGTCTATGGTTCCGTTGGTAGAAATCATCCACTCACCACTAATGATAGCATCACCGAAATAGCCGTGTTCGCCAAAGAAGATATTGGACGCTACAATTCCAATTTTAGAAGATAACTTCCAATAGCCGTTGTTGGTGTCTGTTGTGCTGCCTGGATAGTTTGAGGCTGTTTTGGTATGGGTTTTCTTGCACTTATAATATGATCCGTTATAAACCACAAAATCCTCATACGGTTCTTGTGTATCTGCATCACCTTTATAGAACTGAAAACCTTCCTCCATCTGCGCCCAATCCTGTGGGCCTCTCAGGGCAGGGCCTCTATAACCTCGCGGGCCTTGACTTCCATTCGTGCCGTTTGTACCATTATTGCCATTCTTGGTTATCTGGACGCTTTCACGCGCTCGCTCGACACCATCAATCGACAAAACAACCACGAAAGCCTTTTCGTTTGCGTAGCCTGATTCGTTATAGAATTTGGTTGCGAACGTGTTGTCGCTAACGGTATATCCATTATTAATATTGTTAACATTAGGTACAGGGTCTTGCGTATCATCCTCTTTCAAGAAATAGAGCGATAGATCGGAACGCTGTAAAGAATGTGCATAGGTGTTGGTGCCATCATTACGATATACCTTTCCCTTTATATCAACATAGATAGTTTCTGTATTCGGATTACGATAGAAAACACTACCTGCCAGGGAAATACTATAAGTGACTGAATTATCGCCTTTGTCGCCCTTATCTCCTTTATCACCTGTCTCTCCTTTTATTCGCACAACCACCCAACTGCCCCAGGTTCCGTTGACACATTCACGCTCTGCCCTCCAAAGCATATGCGTAAAATCCTTTGTGGCTGCATCGGTTACAGGGTCATACCAATTAGAGTGATTAGTGGACGGTGTACCGGGGTTGGTATCTACATCTGAAAACTCCACGTCGTAGGTGTCGGTATCAGTCATTGGGCGTGGTGTTGACCAACCGCTCGACGTGCCATTACCATGAAAAGTGCAAGAGGTAGCCCACAACTGACTTGCGCCTGACGGAATACCATCAGACCAACCAGAAGGGACGGGTGAATCATAAGTGCCGCCACTCGGCGTAGAGGGGGTGCTATTCGTCCGCTTGAAAACGGTACTCTTAAAATCCCCTCTATCGCCTTTGTCGCCCTTATCGCCCTTGTCACCCTTGCGTATGAACTTGACTACGCAAGTTTTCATTACTCCACCCATGAGCGAAAATTTTAGTCCTTAGATGTGATAGTTATAGATACGTCACCGCCTGCCTGGATGCAGTGGGCGCGGGTCACGGTGCAACTCGCCTTGTCAGTCTCGCGGTCACTCTGGCTGTTGAGGTAAACACCTGCTGCATCCTTGATCACGAAATAGAAGGTCGTATCAAATGCTTTGGTGTTCGTTCCCCTGGTCACTACTACAGGCGTATAGGTCACTGATCCGTTGCCGTTGGTGTCCTCACTGATAGCCTCATCTTCGGGGCTTGGGTGCGGGTCAATATCCAATGGATCGGACGCGTCCATAACAGGCTGTATGTCGCTGCCGATAGCCTGGCCACTCTGCGAGACGGTCACGCGGTATTCACCATAAGAGGTTATATCGCTGCTATAGACGGTCAAAGTCTGGCTTGTCTTGCCTGTCAAAACCTCCCATCCGCTTGTGCCCATCTTTTCCCATACATAGGAAAGGTTTTGTGTCAGCGGGCTACCACTCTGATAGGCCATAGCCTTTAAGATACAACTACCACCGTTACGTGTGATCACAAAGTTACGGCCTCCCGTATCTACCAGGGGATCGTCACCCGCTGCAATCGTCACGCGATAGCTGCTACCCGTTGAGTGCTGAATGGGTATAGGATATTCGGCTTGCACCTCATCGGACTGAGTGCCGTATGAGATATGCGCCACCATCTTGATAGTGACGGGTGCAAATCCGGCAGCGGCTGCAATGTTGTTGAGGAATTGCAGGCCGTAATAGGGATTTTGACCAGACGGGGAAACCTTACGGAAAAGCCCTGCAAGTGTACCGCTTGACGTGTCACCATTCCAGGTAATCTTGGTATTACCGAAATAGAAATCTATAGCATCAGGCGTTGCAACACCCTCGGCTACTCGGCTCGACGTGCAAACGAAATACAGGATCGGTTGCATTGTCTGGAAATTCGGTGTGATCGTACCCGGTTCTACGGGTGTACCTGCGTACTCTTGACAGAGGTCGCCATCAGGACACATGATAACTGCGGTATATGTGCCGGATTTCACATTGAACTTAATAGTTCTACTGGTTGATGCACTACTCATAATATTGCCTCCTATTCGTTAGTTTGCTCATTCTCTTCGCCGGGCTGATCGGTTGTTTCACCTTCGCCCTCTGCCTCAGTGTTGGCGGGTTGCTCTCCGGCTTCCTGGCTTTCGCCTGTCTGCTCTGTAGTCTCACCCTCACCAGGGGCTTCAGTGGTTTCGCCCTCACCATTGGCGGGCTGCTCTCCTGCCTCCTGGCTCTCGCCTGGCTGCTCAGAGTTTTCACCCTGGCTCTCACCATTGTTTTCCTCTGGTTCTGGCTCCGGCTCTGGTGTCGGGTCAGGCAGAATGAAACGGGGATCGGTTGCTATGGGCAATGGGCGTGAAATCACACCGTCCTGCTCTTCGCGGGCCTCATGGGGCAAAAGTGCCAGGCCACCGATCATTACCAATGTCTCGTTTAACTGAGGCAGTGGGCCAAACTCCAACATATCCTGCTGCCATAACAGGTAGTTGCCATCGTTCAACTTGTTTCTGTCATTCTCCAGGTGCAAAAACTCTGCAACCAATCTGTTTGCTTTGATGTAACGTGCCATAATCTTATTCTTTTTTTAAGTTGTTAATGTACTAATAATACTGCGCCGTCGCTATCCTCAATGATGTAACCGTCGCTATCCTCCCAGGCTCCCCAGGGGCCACCGTCCACTACCTCAATGCCAAACACACCACCATAAAGATCGGTCATTGCAGCCGTTGACAAAATAGGTGTCAGGCCGTGTGCAATCTGTGTGTATGTGAGTGATCCGCTTGCACGGTTCGGGGCCACATACCATTTTACCAATAATTCCTTTGAGGGGTTTTCAATGCCTACACCCCAAATGGATGCACGGGGCGCAATCTCTGCGATCTTTGGGATATTAGTAGGACACTCCACAATGTCGTAATCGTATTTGGGTATCTGTCTGATAAATGAGAAATACTCAACCGGGGATGCTGCATTGAGCGTAACGCCTGCGGGGTTGCCTCCTGCATCATACTTTGCGCGGCATCGTATATTGATCTCTGATCCCATCAGGCTACGATCTACGGTCACGCTTGCACCGTCCTGTGCTACGGTAACGTCGTAATCCAATGCGGGTTCACTGCCGATCTCAGACCAGGTGTTAGTATCGTCTCTGAATTTCTCCCAGACGAAAAGCCTGTTAGCGGCTGCACATTCATTCTTGCCCAACATCAACTTAGCGGCTACTACTCTCAGATCGGGGTCGATCAGAGGATTGTAGGTAGTCTGTCCGGCTGCATCGAGCACTACGACGGGCGCAAAGGCCGTGGCGTTCTTACAGGGAACAAAGTAGGTTCTATCAATAATGAAAAGCTGCCCGTTTCGGCTGTCGGTGTACTCTGCATGAAATTGCAGGGTAAGAGGGTGTAACGGCTGCACATTCTTTTTCACCTTGATACGTCCGGCATCACCACCAGAAGAGGTAATTTCATAGTTGGTGTTGTTGGCCTCAATGAGTGTCTTAGTGCCGTCTATGATCTCATACCATCTTATGTTTGCCAGGGCTTGATTGATGCGACCTGCCGTCAGGATTTCGTCTTTATCCATACGACTGATATTCGGCTGAATGATCAGGGGAGTTAGGGTATAGTCCGGCGTCCATTCGTTAGTATCGGCGTCATAATTCTGGCTGTCGGGTACGCTGCTCCCTGTAGTCAGACTGATGTCTAACTGCAATGGCTTGAAATTAAAGTCAAATCTTTTTGTTTTCATATATCTATGCCTATTTCGTTAATACTCAAAACTCGCGCTGTCGGTAGCGGCATCGTTATTCATGCCGTCTCTGAGGGTCACGGTGGCCGTGAAACGTACCTTTCGCGGAACATAGCCGTTTAAGTCTAAGTCCTCTACCGTCAAATGGATGCTCTTGCCAATGGGGCCTTGCGCCGTTCTTCTGATAGCCCAGGCGTTATCACTGGCCACTCTCTCGTTACCGTTCGCGTCCTCGCTGTATCGCGTCCAGATCACATCGGTATCTAAAATGTCGCTCGTCACGTCCAGGTTATAGATCTTGGCAATAATGTACAAAGTCAGATCGAAGCGGTCAGGATCAAAGAGGGTTTCTGTCTCATTGAACTCTACCGTGAAATCGGGGTTGCCCTCAATCATGGCCCAATCTGTCACGTTCCAACCGGGGGCATATGTAGTGAGGTTCGCGCAACATCTGTACTTACATCCCTCATACCATACATCGGAAATCTCATAAATTCCCGTGTCCGGGTTCTGTGCCTCAAAGTAGTAGTTTTCATAGGGCGACCATTGGCCACGATCCACTATCTCACAGATCGGCTTTCCCTGCCAATCTATATTGATAATATCCATTGTGATAATGCCAGGGATATACATATAATCCAGGCCGTCGCGGATAGGTAACGGATGCTGTTGCCCATCGTCGCCTGTAAATGTCAGTTCCCTAACAAACTCCGGCAATGTACCAAATGAGGCTCCCCAATTCGTTCTGTCAATAATCGGCTTTGTGACATTGACGTACTTAACAATGCGGCCCTCTGTACTACTGAGATAGAGGCAGCTTTGGCGGGTGGTGTCTGTCTGGTGGCCCCATCTGGCAATCTTCATCAACTCGCATGGCGGGAAATTCTGCCCTGCGGGTGTCTGATTGTCGGGGTACATAGTCACCTCAATATAGTTGAGTGACGGATTTACGCTGTTTACTCTCAGCCAACTTGTGTAAAGTTGTGCGTTCTGGCTCCCGGTTGTCATACCCAAAGCCATTGCACCCAGGTTGTTAATAATACCCTTCAACACACTGCCTGCTGAAATGGCCGTGAAATATCCCTCCCATTTCGGATGCAGGTAGAGGCCGTAAGTGTCATTGCCCAAATCTTCTACCCGGTCAATGGTATCACCCTCAGTTAGTAATTGATCACCGTCTATGGCTGTCAGGCGATTAATGATCAATTCGACTGCCTCAAAGTAGGTTCTTACCCTGACACTCTCAAACTCAGCATTACCCAGATTGTCGATACCTGCGCCGGATCCTGCATACAGGGATCTGACGAAAGTACCAAATTGGGCCTCACCTCTGAATACGGCTACACCTAAAACATAGATAGCCTGCTGAAATGTAATGTTTCCGGCTGCAATGTCATTTAACAGGCGGCTTAAAAACCTCTCGTTTGCCGGGCTGTCAGGGTCTAAGTCATGGGCAAAAGCGGCGTGGTCTGCCTCCCCCGCCTTAACCTTTTCCTTGACTTGGACGTATTCGGTTCTTTCCTCTCCAGTATCAGAATCGGTGATCATTCTTTCCACTAACCGGGTCAGCCACTCATAGCCGTTTTCATCGGTATCTATTTGATCCAGTTGGGCCTTATTAGAATGGGTGTGGCCGTCGCCTGACGGTGTGCTGCTGCCTCCAGTCTCAGCGTTCAAAACTACCGTGCTGTTAGCACTGCCAATACCTTGCTCACGTAGTCTTTTGCTACGTGGGCGCGGGGTTCTGTTGGTAGTTACTGATGTATAATGCTTATTCATACAAAATTTGCTTTAACTGACTGGTTCAATGGCCTCGTACTCGTCGGGGCTTAATTCTGTATATAATGCCTGCGTGGTGTCTGTGATAACGTCCTGTTGTTCCTCAGACATCATAAACACTTTACCTGCCTGGTTCCGTTCGGTGTACTTACACAATGCGCCTGTGTCAATGACTGCCTCACCCTCTAAGGTAGTGTGACGGTCTGCGTACTGGCTATAAAGCGTACCAATGAGCAACTTTTCGGGGTGATCCGTAACGCCTGCCCTTTTGAGTTTTTGGATCTGCAAGTTATCGGATGCCCGGCAATAAATACCCTTGGCAGTGGGGCAAACCTTATTAGCCGTTCCACAAATCGTGTCAATACTGATCTCTTCTTTGGCGTTTCTGTTTAGATAGCCCGAATATTCCACATCGTCCAACTCTTCGGCTGCAAACACCAGGTTATTTCTTACCAATTCAACCTTTGGGGCCTTGTAGAGTAACCACCTGGCTTTTCCATATAATCCGTTCTGCGTCCAACGTTTACAAGCATCCCAATCATAGTCGAAACCTTGGATAATCGTATCTACATTATCATAGTCAAAGCATTGTACGCCTGCATATACGGTACTCTCCAAATAACCGCCTTGCGTTGGATATGGTATATACTCGCCGTCTGCCATCTTCTTAAAACTATCGTAAATACTGATATTAATAAAATTGGGCCTACCTATGCAATGCCTATTGGCTTTCCAACCTAAAATGCCTGCACTTTCGGCTACGTCCTGCGGGTCATAATATTCCAGGTATGCGTCACCAAACGAGGCTTGACCGCTTTCCCATCTGCCTTTGGCATAGGCCAAATGTCCTTTGCAGGCTCCTTTGGCGTTGTGGCTGTTTACGTAGTGGCAAATGGCGTTTCCGTTCCCGTCGTACAGATTCACGGCAATGGGTACAAACGCCCACCCGGTGCAAACTTTCATATCGTCATAGTTGCCGCTTTCGTTACCATCGTTTGTGCCATCGGTAAACGGATTGTAGCGAGCATCTAAGAGCATTTCAAGTGATAGGCGCACATAGTAGGACTTTTCACCCTCTGAGGATAATTTGGGCAAAAATACTCTGTTGGTCTGCATTACTTGTGTGGCTCTTTCTTTTGTCACGCCACCAGGTTGTAAAATATGCTTGGGCCAACCTGTAGTAATTGCACCATGACCACCTGACATGAAATCCCATGCTATTGCCGTACACTCAGACGGGCCACCTACTACTGGCAGAATATGGCAGTACCTTGCACCCGGATTCAGGTATCTTAAACCTTTGCCCCGTGTGCTAATAAATATGGTAAAGTTGATTAGGTTGTAATCCCAATTACCGTTAAGCCTGTGATCATCTGAGTAATCAGGATAGTATGAGTAATATGAGGCTCCGGGATCCGCTACCAAATTCACATCTTCCACAGAATACTCACCACCATATTCCAAATTACCGTCCATCAACTCGGCAGACGAATAGGGGGAAAAACTAACCTTTACATTGTTGGCCACCTTATCAACTCCCATTGTCTGGCTGTCGCCGTCCCATTCTATAGCTCTGCTTGGTGCCAGACTATACAGGCCGTTTAGATCGTACACATACACCTTTCCGTTACGCTGTATCATTCTCAATGCCAATGGCTGCATGATACCCTCAATAACTTCTTTCAGGGTGTTGGGTTCTGCATCTTCATCGTAGAAATTTTCACTCCGCACGGCCAAAGCTGCCAAATTCGCCTTAGTGCCTCCCGTCTCAAAGTAAGTGGTGCAATAGGTATCGGCATCTATGCCACCGTGATTTATCGTTGTGCGCGTAATGGCATCCTGCAAAATGGCCTGTAGGGTCTGCATCCCTGACAGGTTGTATTTCAGTCTGTCAAGTATGCCAAAGTCGCTGAATGTCAAAGTAACGGCGTAATAGCGGGCCTTTTCATAGGGCTCTTCATAAAACTCTGGGTCTAACGCTCCACTCCAATACAGGGCATTATTTTTGTAAACGTCCATACGGATTCGGCCAACCTCAATCGTATAAAGATCCTCATAGGCTCGATCAGTGGGGCTTTCAATCTTAATCGTCGCCTCACTGCCGCAAATAACCTCTTCCTTATCGGTATGCTTCCAGTTGATCACCAAAGCCTCATCAGCCTCAAAGGTAAGTGATCCGACATTGCCAGAATAGTTTTCCTGCAAAATGTCAACCTGCCACACTACACCTTTACGGCTTAGAAAAGCACCTCTATATCGTAATTGCTTTGCCATATTCTTAACTGCGCTTACGGTGATTCATTTCTTTTTCCTGAACTAACACAATGTCACGACCTTTGATCTTGCCTGTCACCTCAACGTGTGAAACGCTCGGCTCGATCATACTGCGTAACTTATCCAGAGGGGCCACCACTTCCGGGTTATTGCTTGCACCCGCATACTCACCTATCAGGGCCATCGTGGGGCCTGAAACCACACCACCCTCTGCAAACGGCATCAGGCCGATAGCCTGTACCAATGCAACGGCGGCGGCTGAAAAACCTGCACCGATTCCAAAACCTGCAAACGGGATATAGGCGTGTGCGGCCATATACATAGCGGATGCAAGCTGCACATAACTTGCCGTCAATGCCTTATTTGCTATGATCGTTGGAATGGCGTCGGCTGCTGCAACCTCTTGTGTCGCTGCCTCAACGCCCTGTGCTGTGGTTGCTGTAACAACGGCTGCACTCTCGGCGGCTTTCGCTCCCGTGTGGGCTGTGGTGGCGGTTGTCAACAGATCAATGATGCTTATAATGGTCTGGATTCCCTCGGCAATCTGGATAAAGCCATCAACAATACCCGTTACCACCTGCCAGGCGTTACCGTTACCTTCAAGGGCATTTGTAATGCTTTCAATGCCACTGCCAACACCCTTGATTCCATCCCAACCAGACTTGAACGTACTGAAAGCGTTAATCGTCTGACTGCGCCATTTCTCATAGGTTGCAATGATCTGCTCAATGTCCTTTCTCTGCTCACCCGTTACAGGGTTATCCAGATCAGCCAACTGCCTGCGAAGTTCATAAATCTTTTCAGTCAGTTCGTCAAAGCCCATTGATTTGATCTTCAACTTGTATTCGCGGCCCGTCAAAGCGTTAATCTCGGCAATCTCTTTCTGCATAGAGGGAATTTCAATACCTCTCTGCATGGCCTTTTTCTTGGCCTCATACGCCTCAATGATCCTCTGAGTATTGGCAATTTCATCGGTGGTCTGCTTCGACTGCAAAGCCTGGTAATACTTAATGGCTTCGTCTAATTCCTCAATGCTCTTGGCTGCACCAACCGTTACGGGCTTATTCATAGCGGCCAAAGCATCATCCCAACCTTTCTTGATCTTATTGAGGCTGTCAATGTGCGCCTGTATCTTCGGGCGGCTCTCGACGGTGGCAGTATTGAGCAAATCGTTATAGTACGAAAGTTTGATGTTCAACTGCTCATAGGTTTTCAGTTGCTCATCCGGCGTGTCGATCACGGCGGCGTGTTCAATATGTGACTGCAAAACCTGTAGGCGGCTGATCTCTGCGTCAATGCCTGCCAGGGCCTCACGGTTGGCTTGTGCCCTCAACTTACGCTGATAGGCGATTTCCTTATCAATGTCCTGCAAGGTTTCCAACTTGGCGGGGCGTTCCATCTGTGCCTGCAACAACTCAACGGCGGCGATCTGCTTGTCAATATCGCTGATCTGCTCGGCTGCTGCCTGCTGACGTAATGCCCTCAGATATTCAAGTTCCTTGCTAACGTCCTGTAAGGTCTTTATCTCGGCGGGGCGGGCGGCGGCTTTCTGTGCTAATTCAATGGCCTGCCTCTGCTTTTCCCAACCTGCGATTTTCTCACGGATTGATCTTTGCTCGGCGTTGTCTGCCCCGGTCAGTTTCTTTTTGTAGATTTCAATATTGGTACTCAGTTCCTCATAGGTCTTTGGATTCGCCACGGCTACCTTCTTATTGCCTCCTGTGGTTGTACCAATGCCCTGCAAGTTCTCTAAGTATTTCTTTCTTGATTTCAGTTCCTCATTGGACTTTTTGAGGGCTGCAAGTTCTTTAGGATCGGTGATCTTCTTACCCTTTTCCCCATTACGTTCCAGGGCGGCATTCACCTGTTGCAGATTCATTTGTGCCACCTTCAACTCCTGCGTTCCCTGGGTTCCTGCACCCTTGATGCTCGCTGCAAGTCTCTTGGCGGTTCCCTCAGTGTTAGCCAACTCAGCCTGTAGTTTTTTATTCTCTGCAAGGAGTTTGGCATCAGCCTCATCTAATGCCTTATACTCTGCGGGGGATTCGGTTCTGGTATATCCCTCATGTACACGTCCGTCTTGATCCACCCATGGCTGCTGTGTAACGGTCTTTGGCCCCTTGCCTTCCGCTGCCAATGCTCTTTTCTTCTCAGCATTAATCAGCATATCAGCATTATTCTTGCTGATCTGGGCGTTTAGGGTGCTTGCCTTGGCCTCCAATGCAAGTTGAGTGCAATAGTCCTTACTCTTCTTTGTCAGAGTGTCGTACCAACCGGCTGCTGTGTTATGGGTTCCGAAAATGTCACCGTATGCCTCATTAAGATGGTTAACGGCTTCGGTAGTGTCTTTTTTGGCCTTGATCAGTTCCGAAAGATTCTGGATTTCTTGATTCAGGGCTACTTCGACTTCGGCAAACTTATCCTTAAATGCTTCCTCTGCCTCATTGAATTGCTCTGTGGCTTCGGTAGCCTCATCTGTCTTGTCAGAAAAAAGAGAAATGATAGTGGTGACGGCGGCTATGGCGATACCTATGCCTGCTGCTATCTGCAAGCCCTTCAGGGCAATGGTAAGGGCGTTTGCCTGAATGGCGGCGGTACGCATACCCAATGCACTGCCCAATGCCCAATCGCGCTGTAGTTTCAACTGCATGGCGTGCCACTTGGTTGATATTCCTGCCATCTTGGCGGCTACTTCCGTGGCCTTTAGCGTTAGCCAAAGATTCTTAAGAGCCTTGGCCACTCCCCAGATACCGCCCAACGTGGTGCTGATAGCATTAATGGCCAATGACAACTGCCCAACCTTGATGATAGCCGATTGCAAAGGTTCCATAATTGCCCCGATCTGCTCTTTCAGGTCGCCGAAATCATTTGCCATCTGCTTGGCTCTTCCGGCATCAGTCTTGGCCAATTCCGCATTCATACCGCCAACGGCACTCTCCACCACCTCTGCAAGAACGGCGGCGCGTTCCTCCTCAGTGCCGAACTTCAATATCTGCTCCTGTGCTTCATCGAATTTATAGCCGTAGCGTGACAATGCCCCAACCTGCCCGTCCATGACCTTGCCCAACATCGTAGCAATGTTAGCCGCGCTCTCCTGTGTGGCATTCAGTCCGTACTGCTGTGCCACCATGTCATTCATGACGGGTATGAGTTTCTCAAGGCTCGATTTCTTTTCAAGGTAGGTGGCCAATTCCTGCGCACCTGCCAACTGCACCTCATCACCGATTACGCCCAACTGCTGCTGTGCAGCACAGAGGTCCTTGATACTCTGTATATCCTCATCGCGGGCGTTCATGGTGTTACGCATATTGTTGGCCAACTTGGCTTCGGCCTCAATCTGCGTGGCATTGGCAGCGGTATATTCCTGCATCAGCCCCGTAATCTGCTGCAATCCGGCAAAGACATTCTGAAATGACTGCGTGACCTGCGTAGCCGTCAGCAATGCCTGTCGCAGCTCATCCCCCTTGGTCTTGGCTATACCCAACTCTTCGGCCAGTTTCTTCACATTCGTAGATGCCTCCACAACGTGTTCCTTGCCGTCAATGCTGAGTTTTATATTGAATTTTACGTCTTTTGCCATTTTTAACGCTCAAAAACTTAGTTATATCGGAAATTATTTGTATATTTGCAGCAGATATAAGGAGTTAATGATATGAAGTCATCGAAAATCTACCTGCTTGTCGCCCTTTTGGTGATTGCCGCCATCTCTTTCATCGTGATGGTTACAGGGTTCTTTTTCAGCACTTCATTGACAGGTTTCACGGCAATGTGGGTTTTCGGTGTCTCATCTGTCGCCCTTGTGTTCCTCTGCCTCCCTGGCAGTGATGATAAGGGGATTATCAACTACGACACCAGGCTTGGATTGTAAGCCTATTCTTTTCACAAGTGCTTCTAACCTGGCCCTGCCCTCTTCCTTCGAGACAGGCTTTTTGCCTTCCGGGTCCTTATTCTTTTCCCACGGGAACGGCAGCAGCTTCTGGGGTGTTATCTTCCCCTTGACATGAGGCTGAATGGTAATAGTTGCCAAAACTCTCACGCGCTCCCATTCCATACGGTTCTCTTCCGCACACCGCTCACTATATGCCTTGCCTATCTGCTCGAACTCTTCCGGCAGCAGTCGGCAAAAGTCATCATACGAAAGTCCGATGCGCCCAAGGGCATAGCCCAAAACCTCATAGATGCCTACTGACTTTTTTTTTCGTCGGTATCTACCTCTCCGGCCTGCTCGGTCACGGCCTGCACCCATTCGCTCATATCCTCCGATGTGAGGCCGTCCGCAAAGTCCATCAGGGACAAATTGAACTCCATGCCTTCATGCTTTGCTCCAGAAACGACGCAACACCAAAGATATGTGATAAGGTCTGAAAGGCTCTTGACATCAATTTCGGTCACTTCCTTTCCCGTCTCTTTCTTGAAACGGAGCATAGCCCCCATAGTCGGCCTACAGGGGTATGCTTTTCCGTTGATAGTCACTTCTACTTTCTTCATATAGCGAAAGTTAAAAGATTACACCTTACCCGGATAGGTAGAAGACT